TGTTGTGTTCATAAGGGGGGAGATATCCAGCTCGGGAGGGGTGATATCGTCCATCTCTGCGGCCGCTTCCGCCGCCTGCGTGGTCCGGTCTATGTCCTTCACAATGTGCCGTTTGACTGTATCATACTGCCCATCCCAGCCGATACCCACGCTCTTGCCCATGTTGCCGCCGATGCCCCGGTACACCCGTGATGGAGAGCGGATGCCCAGGACGCCCTTGACGGCGGAGGTGATGCCGCTGAAGAACCCGGTCACCTTGTCGCGTATCCACCGGCCCATGTTCTGTATGCCGGTCCACACGCCGGTGACGATATTTTTGCCGATGCCCCGAAAATCCTCTCCCGCCTTGCTGAAGCCGCCTACGATGGAGACAATCAGTTTCGGGACTGCCGCTACCAGCTCGGGAATCGCGCCCACCAGCCCTGCGGCCAGGGTGAGGATAATCTCCACCGCCGCCGCGCCGATTTTCGGCAGGTTGGCCGCCAGAGTGGCCACAATATTACCGATAATTTCGGGGGTCCGCTGGGCCAGCTTGGGCAGGGCCTTAATGAGCCCCTCCGCCAGGGCGGTAATGAGGGAAGGGGCCGCGTCGATGAGCTCCCCCAGGCTGTCCGGGTTGGTGAGGGTCTCCACCAGCTGAAGCACCGCGTCCACCCCCGCCGGAATGAGCTCCGGCAGGGCGCTCCCGATGCCTTGGGTCAGAGTGGTCACCAGCTCCAGCCCTGCGCCTCCCATGTCGGGCAGGCCCGCCAGAATGCCGGAGACGATTTCCCCCAGCACGGTCCCGCCCGCCTCCAAAAGGCTGGGCAGGCTGGCCGAGATAGCCTCTAGGAGCGCGCCCATGAGCTGGCCCGCCGCCTCCGCCGCCTGGGGGGCCTTCTCCGCCAGGGTATCGGCGAACTCCGTGATACCCTGGGTGAGCTGGTCCACACCGCTCTCGTCTCCAGAGGCCAGGGCGGCGATACCGTCCAGCATCTGGGTGATGGAGGGCATAAAGTCCGCCTGGACGGAGGTCTTGATGTTGGCGACGGCCTCCCCCACCCGGCCCAGGGACTCATCCAGGGAGGCCTGGGCGTCCCGCGCGGCCACAATGGCCTCGTTGTTCCGATAAAAGGCGGCGCTGGCCTCGTCGTATGTACCGGACAGAGTGCTCATAATGAGCCGGTTCCGGTCGGATTCATCGGTACACTCCGCCAGCTTGGCGTTGAACTCGTCCTCGGAGATTCCCGCCCAGTTCAGCGCGTCCGCCAGGGAGCCGGTAATCTGCCCCACCTTGGCCGTCTCGTTGGCCGACTCAATCAGGCCCTCAATGGGGAGGCTGTCGCCGAAGGTGCCGGACACCCCGGCGGCAATCTGGGTCCACTTGGTCAGGTCCTGCTCGTTGTCCGCCAGCTTGGCCAGCAGCTGGGAGGCCTCCACGGCGGTGTCCGTGTCTCCCAGGATTTTGTAAAACTCCCGGTAGGCCGTCTGGGCGGAGTCAGAGGAATACCCCGCCGCCTCATAGGCGGTCTGGAGCTTCCCCTGTGCCGCCCGGTATTCCTCCGTGGCGCTGTCCAGGTTCAGCAGGGAGGACACCAGCTCCCCCACGGCGGACACCGCCGCCTCAACACCGGCGGAAATCAGGGTGCCCATAGCCACCGTCATAGCGGAGAGCTTCCCGCCGGTGCCCTCAGCCTCTTTACCTAGGCCCTTCAGCTGGTGCTCCATACCGTTGAGCTCTGCCGTCGCGGTATTCACGGACGCCTGCCACTCCAACGTTCTGGCGTCTGTTTCGCCAAACTCTTTCGAGGCTGCGGCTAGTCCCTCCTTGAGCTTGTCCAACTTCTCCCGCTGGGCCGTAATCTGCTTGTTCAGGACCTCGCTCTGGGCCTTGAGCGCTTTTGAACTCTTGGTATTCGAGTCATATTCAGAGGTGACCGCCGCCATCTCCGTTCCCAAGGTTTTTAAGGTTTGGTCAATACCTTTTATGGAATCTTCCAGCTGAGATTTCCCTAAACTAGAGTCCATATTCTCCAGAGCCTGGGTATTGCCCGCCAACTGGCGCTCCATTTTGTTGAGGGCGGCGGTGGCATTGTTCACGGACGCCTGCCATTTCAGGGTCCGGGTATCCCCCTCTCCGAACTCATCGGTGGCGGCGGCCAGCCCCTCCTTGAGTTTGGCCAGCTTTTCTTTCTGGGCGTCGATCTGCTTATTGAGGACCTCGTTCTGGGCGGTCAGCTTCTCCGCGCTTTGGTCGTTCTTGTCATAGGCGGAGGTGACGGCTTTCATCTCTGTCCCAAGGGTTTTGACATTCTCATTGATTTTATCGACCGCGCTCTTAAATTCCGCCCAGCCTTCTATCCCAACCTTAGGCCCGATATCATAGGCCACGCGCTCACCTCCTGCCGCACCGGCTCATCTGTTCAAACAGGGAGCCGCCCCGCTGTATCTTCTCCTTCGCGCCGCATTCGGCAATCTGCCAGCAGGCGATTTGGTCAAAAACCCGGCCCACGGGCAAATACTCCACCTGGGGCCGGGTCAGGCCAGCCTTAGCGCCGTTGTAGTACAGCCACGCCCGGCTTACGGCTCCGCCGGGGCGGCTGCGTCCTTTTTTGGCTCGGCTTCCACCTCCCGCTTGGTATCGCCCGAGATGGTGGAGAAAATAGCCCTCACCGCCGTACCGCTGGTCACATCCAGCAAATCCGAGGGGGCGCAGGTCAGCGGCTCGGGCAGCTCTCCGCCCTCCGCGTGGACATAGACCCGGCCGGCCTGCATCAAAATTGTCAATACCTTGTTGAAAGCGTCCATCTTGGCTCGAATGCCGCCCTGCATCAGGGATTCACCCATTTTTGTCAAATCACCAAAGGCGTCCTCTAACGCCGCCGTGGCCGTCAGGGAGCAGCACAGGGGGTGGCGCTTGCCCGCCAGCTCGATATAATTCACCTTCATGCTGCGCCCCCCCCGTCGTTCAGCCGCTCCATAGCCTCGCTGATTGCCGCTTCCGCCTCGGGCTCGGGCTTGCCCAGGATGCTGTAAATATAGGCAATCGCCGCGTCCTGGGTGGGGAACACGTACCGGTCATGCCAGGGCTCCCCGTTGCCCATGCGGCCCATAACGGCCCCCTCCAGCTCGTTGGTCTGCCACTCCAGCGACTCCCCCATGGTCTGGGCGGACTCGGCGGGCATTTTGTAATCTACCCCCCGGAAGAGGACCACCTCATGGGAGCGGACCCCGTTTTCCTGGTTCATGCGGATGTAGGCCGCGCCCACGGTGGCGGCGGTTTCCTCACCGGTATAGGAAATGCCGGTGCCCGTCACGGGCTCCGTCTGGCCCTCTACTGTCACCTGAACCGTTTTGAGCTCCAGGCCGTAGATATCCGCCACGGCCTCCAGCTTCAGCCGGGAGGTGGTGTGGGTCAGGGTACCGCCAGAGGCCCCGGAGGTGTCATTCTCCTGGACCCGGTTGTTGGCGTAGAGGGGGTTGCCCTCCGATTGGTTGGGCTCAAAGCTGGCATCGATGGCCTCCCCCAGCAGCTTGGTCCCGCCGGTGTAGCCGGTGACGGATCCATCGGTCAGGGTGGCTTTGGCGTAGAAGATACCGTAAATGCCGATTCCGGCCATGGTGCATCATCCTTCCATAACTTTTTTGGTCTTTTCGTCAATGGTATTTTTCATGGACGCAATGGCCTCCTTACGTTTGGCGGCCACGGCGTCCTTGATAAAATGGTTGGCTTTCATGAATGTGGTTCCCCGCTCCACAGACCGGGCCAGCATCGCGACAGGCTGGCCGTTTGGCCACCGCTTGGTACGGAGCTTGCTGTAGCCGGAAAAACCGATTTTCACATCAAAATGCCCACTCCGATCCTCCTGCATAGGAGCAATGCCCAGGCCGCTGGCAATCGCCTGTGCCTCAATCTTTCTGGGGCCCTTGGCAGGGTGCTCTGGAGTTCCCCAGTGCTCATCTGTGGGAACCGCAGTAATTCTTTGGGCAATCTCATCAGCTACGATTCCTGCCGCACCATAGATTGCCTCTCCTATGACCTCTTTCTTATACTGGGCACTCAGTCTGGAGAGTGCCTTTGTGTACTCGTTCAGCCCTTTCAATTCGATTTTTGCCATTAGCACACCTCCCAATCCCATGTGTGGTGAAAGAACCCTGTCTCGTCCTCATAGTCCGCGCCCAGGTACCGCCAGGCGATTCCAGACCGGTCAAAGGACTTCCCCAGGGCCTCCGCCCACGGGTCAAATTCAATTTTGGTAAACAGGTCTGTGGACCCGGTGACCGCCCGTTCCTGGTGAATGCCGTTGGCCTCCAGGTCGTTGGAGCCGTCCTCCTGCCACACAAAATAGCGCTCCGACTTCATTCGGGCGGCGTGGCTCACCGCCTGCGTCACCGCCAGATGGGCGGAAATGATACGGTCATACCAATGCACATTTCCCCTCCATTCATAAAAAATCCCCGCTGCCTCATAATTGAGACAGCGGGAGCTGGATGGTTATGCGGCCGTCCGGTCCATCACGGCCTGGATGCCTCGGGCAGTCAGGATTTCATGAATCAGGAGTCTACCCTTCTGCGTCCAATGGGTGTGTAGCTTCGTATCTGGGCTCCCGTCGGCGCGGGTGATTGGGATAGTGATAGACTTGGTATAGCCCTTTCCCATATGTTTACGGTATAAAATCCATTGGCCGTTGACATTGTGCTGTAAACCTTCCTCATGGAGGATACGGTTGAGATGCTTGGCACTCATATCGTAGTCCGCCGCAATTTGACTAGTTGCCATTGTGCCTGTGCTGGAGAGAATCAGGTCCAAGTACTGTTTCGCGGGCTGGAGGTCAGCAATAGCCTGCTTTTGAAGCGCGTTCTCCGCCTCCAGCACTTGGCGCTTGGCCCGTTCCTCCTTGATCTCCTGTAAAAGCCGGATTGCGGTATCCGGGTCGGCCAGCATAGCCTCTACAGTGTGCTCCGTGGCGTACAGGCCATGCTTGTGGATAGAGGGGAGGACTTCGTCGAAAATCCAGCTCTCGAACTCGTCAGCCCCCGGCAGTTCTGACTTGGCAGCAAGGCGATAGATATCACCTTCGGGGATGAAGTTCATGCTCTGCTGACGCCCTAACGAATCGTTAGTCCGTCTCTCAATAATGCCTTTGCAATGGTCTGTCAAGGCTTTGCTCGGATTCTTGTACCCAAGTGCCTCCGCCACATCCTTTCCACAGAACAAAGTCTTGCCATTTTCAGTGACCGTGCGGATATTCCCAAACTTGGGGTGCTCAAAAATCTTCAGTTCGTTCATTAAATCACCTCCAAAAACTTAAATGTCTCAGAGAGCTCCTTACCATTACGGCCTGCTTGATATCCCATGACAGCATAAGGAGCAATAGCCTCAAACCATCTCAAAGAAATATCTGTGAACGGACGTCCCAATGCTTTTTCATACTCATGCCGCAGGATTTCCCGATTGATTCGGTACCCCAATTCTTCGTATAATTCCATCTGAAAAACCTCCTTGCAATTACAAGGGTGGTCTGATATGATAGATTTATCAAACCTCCTTGGTTTGGTGTATAAGGCAGTCCGTGACTTTCTGAGGGTGGCGGGCTGTCTTATTTTTTGTCCAACTCAGCTTTTACTAGCTGAACGCCTTTATTGATAACCATCGTTTTAGTTACTCCTAACTTATCTGCACATTCCTGCATTAGTGCAAGTTCATCAGGAGCTAGGCGTATCTCTAAACGCTCAGTTTTTTTATTGCTTGTTGGACGTCCTGTCCGTGGGCTCATTCCATCACCTACTTTCGCCCGTACATTATTTATATCATCTGCACGGGCGAAAGTCAAGAGGTTTTTCAAAAAATTTTCCGCTGTCTCAATATGAAGTTTTCAAGGTACAATTTGACTGCTTTTCAAAAAAACATTTATACAGCAAGCCTGGGGCTTGCGAAACCGGCCTTTTTCGGTTATACTGAACATGGAAGCACCAGAAGCGCCGTGAAAAAAGGAGGCACTAAAATGAACATGCAGGAGAACGCCAGACTGATTCTTGGGCTCCGGGCAAAGGGCTGGACCGACACAGAGATTGCGGATTTCCTGCTCTGGATTGAATCTGGAGATGAACAGTACAAACCCAAGGGAAACGACGCCTGATATGCAAAGGAGGTGCGGGCTGTGGGAACCGAAAAGGAGCGTAAGGACACTCAGCAGGCAACGCTTTATGAGCTGCGGCGGCTGCTGAAGAACAGCGGCAAGGAGTCGTACACAGTAGAAGAGCTCTGCGAGCTGCTGGACACCATTGCCGACGCAAAAGCGCAGGAGTAACCGCCTACAGGAGGCCGGGGCTTTGCCCCGGCTTTTTTTGTTGGTCTGGCAGCGCATATACCTGCTCCACCGCCGCCAGGGTCAGGTCTACACTGGGCGGGTACACGTCCCGCACCGACTGGACCCAGTCCACCCGGTACTGCCGCCCGTCCCCGGTGACGGCCACATCCTGGGAGCTGACCCGCCCGGTCCTGGGTACCCGGATCACCCGCTCGATTTTCACCTGATTCTGCCGGGCGGAGTAGTACCGCTGGATGCCCAGCTGACGCTCTTCATAGCGCAGGGTGAGCTTTTTCTCCAGGACCGGAACCGGGAGCCGCCCCGGCTGGGCCCCGTCGGTGACGGTGTAAATGGCCACCAGTCCGCCGTTAAAGCTCTGGGTAATCTCATTCCCCGGACGGAATGGAAGCTGACGCATACTCCTTCACCTCCCGGTCATGCCGCATACTCAAAAGAAGCGCCTGATAATTGCTCTCGAACACATCCAACGCATCATCCCTGCCGTAGCGCACGTACTCCATCAGCAGGGAGCGGGGCAGGCCGTCCATATCATAGTCCGCCGGAGCGCCCCGCTTCAGGTCCAGGTAGGCCGCCCCGGCGGCGATGAGGCCCCGGACTTTGCGGTCCGTGGCGTCATCGTCCCAGGTGATATTGAGGTAGTTCTTTACGTCCTCCAGAAGCTGGGCGGATACCGTATCCCGGTTCATCAGCTCTTGGTGACGGTGACGGTGTACGCCTTCTTGGCCGTCCCGTCGGCGGCGGTGACGTTAACAGTCACGGTATTGCTCCCGGCGGCCCAGGTGGGGGCGGTGCCGTTGTCAATCTCCTTGTCCCCCACCAGCACCTGAACGGAGGCCCCCGCGTCGGCGGGGACGGCGGTGATGGTGTTGGAGGCGTTGCCGGTGGCGGCGGTGTAGGCCGTTACGGCGCCGTCAAAGGCCGGGGACAGGGTGAGGCTTCCCAGGCTCAGTGCGGCCAAGGCGGCATTGCTGGAGGGCGCGGCTTCCTCCACCATGGTGACCCTCCATGCGGCGGGCTTCAGGCCGGAGATATCCAGCACCAAAAAGGCGTTGTTGTCCAAGGGCTCCCCGTTGGCGTAGCCCTTAATCAGGTACACCCGCTCGTCCTCCAGGAAATGATAGTGGTCGCTGTACTCAATTCTCCCCTCGGGGGAGGTCCCGGCCATAGCGAGATAGCGGTAGGCAATCCCGAGCACCGCCTTGCCCCTGGGGAGCGCCGCTACCTGGATGACCTCCATGGGATAGGGCAGCACGTCGTTGCGGTAGGTGCCGTCCGGGGCCTGGAGGGTGGTGGCGGGCATGACCTTTTGAAAATAGTCCTGGGGGTTCACCAGGAAAATCAAATCCCGCACCTGCCGGGGCTTTCCGTTGGGGTCCGCCGCCAGGAGGGACACCAGATTGCCCACCGTGGCCGGGGAGAGGTCGGTGAGGACCACGGCGGGCTTTTCCGGGTACACCCCGCCGGTGACGGTGACGTTGTCCCCCACCTGCCGTATCATGCCGATGGGCTTGCCGTTGCCGTCGCCGGTGACAATGCCCGCCTCCATGCCGTTGGAGAAATATTCATACAAGGTCTGGCGCACAAAGCTGTCGATCCACTCGGGGCCCAGCTCCAGCATCGCCTTGCACACGCTCATGAAGGCGGAGAGCTTGAGCAGGGAGGTCTTGACCTTTTTCACCCCCGCTGTGGCCTCCGCCACGATTTCGGCGCACAGGTCCCCCCACTGGGCCTGTCCGTACCCGTTGGTATTGACCATGACCTCCACCGCGCCGCCGGTGTATACAAACCGGATACGGCTCAGGAGGGGGTGACGGGTCTGGAGTTCCTCAAATACCGAGTCAATGGTGGTCTTAGGAAGCACGTCGGACAGGCCGGTGACCGCCTGCCGGGGGTCGGGGGAGAGGGCTGCGGTCTGGAATTTCTGCCAGTAGGAGCGCTCTTCGCTGGTCAGCTGACGGACGCCTCGGGCGGCCAGAATGCCGGAATCCATCTCCCCCCGGAGCTGCTCCAGCTCCCGGTCATAGGCCTCCTTGGCCTTGACCGTCTCCTGTGCCGCCCAGAGCACCAGGTCGTCGGTGGCCTGCTGGAGCTGTTCGCTGTCGTTGGCCCGGAAAGCCGCCTGGAGCTTTTCACGGACACGCTCAATGGTCAGAGTGTCGTTGTTTTTCAAGGGCATGAGTGTTTTCTCCTTTCACTTCCGGCCCAGCAGGCCGGTGATGGTGTGGGAACTGTGTTGCGCAAGACCTTGCAGGCCATTGCCCTGCGCAGTAAGGGCGCGCACTTGTGCTGCCATACTCTTGTGTACATTCACCCGCTGCTCCAACGCAAGTGTGGCTTTCTGCAAAATTGCCGACGCCTGGGTGAGGTCCGCGTCCTGGTCCGCATAGCGGTCGGCCAGACCATATTGGATGCACTGCTCGGCCGTCAGCCAAGTCTCATCATCCTCCATCTGTGCCAGCAGCTCAGGGGTGAGCTTGTCTCCCGCCTTTTCTAAGTAGGCCGCCCGTCCGGCCTCATTGATCGTATCCAGGTCATCAGCCGCTTTTCGCAGTTCGGCGGCAGAACCACGCACATCCATCCACATATTGTGAATCATCATAAGCGTGTTTCTGGGCATAACCACATCGTCCCCAGCCATAGCAATCACGGATGCAATAGAACAGGCAAAGCCGTCCACATAGACCGTCTTATGGGCCGTGTGGCGTTTGAGCTGGTTGTAAATAGCAGTCCCCTCAAAAACACTGCCGCCGTAGCTGTTGATATAGATATTGATTTGTTTCACATTAGGGTGCCGTGCCAGCTCTTCCCGGAGATGGTTGGCGCTGGTTTCACTTTCGATGGGTTCATCCCAAAACCAGCTGTAACCGTCGCCCTCCACATCACCGTAAATATACAGGTCTAACGTGTTTTCCTGCGCTGCCTGCCGGATTTCCCACATAGGTTTTCGTTTGGGGTGGCTCATTGTGTTCCTCCTTCCTGTTCGCCCAGGCCCTGGGCTGCGGCTTCGATGGCCGCGATATTCTTGGTCAGCCAAAAGCGCCACGCCCAGGGCTCGTTGATAATAGCCTGTCCCGCCGCCCGGCGGATGTCGTTGATGCAGAACACCCCCGAGCCCACCAGCTTCTCCACATTGGCGGCGTTGGCGAACAGGTCAAAGTGGATGATGCTGGAGGAATCCACCCAAACATACTCCCCCGCCCGCCAGCGGTCGTAGCCGTAGAATTTGCGGTTGATTTCCTCCTGAAGCTGGTCGCAGATGGGGTCAATCACGTAGGTAAGAAATCTCTGGTTGGCGTCGCTGGTGGCCTCCACCTTCCCATTCACCAGCACGGCGGGAATGAGGAAGGAACGGGCGGTAAAGTCAAAAATGTCCTCCATCAGGGCCTTGATGTCCCGCGTGTCCCCGGCGCTCACCCTGCCGCTCTCGTTGGTGTAGGTGTACCCGTCGAACTCCGGGAGAATGGCCCCGTTGCTCTCCAGGAAGGGCTTGACCTGCTCCTGAATCATCCGCAGAAAATTGGCCTGGAACTCCTTGTCCCCCTGGGCCAGCTGGCTTACGTGGACCTTCCAGTGCTGGCCGTTGGACCACTGGTAGGCCTTCATAGCCGCGCTGACCAGCTTGTAATAACTCTGATACAGCCCGTCCAGCACCGGCCGCAGGTCCAGGTGATTCAGCCGCAGGTGAAGTACGTCGTCCTCCCGGAAAGTCTTGTGGAAGGTGAAATCGTCCACCCGCACCTGCTGGTACTCCTGGAGGCGGGTGACGGAGGTCTCTGGAACCTCCCAGCCGTCGGCCACCACCAAGGTATCGTGGCCGTCCCGCTGGCGGGGGTTGATTATCAGAGCCTCGTTGTGCTTGCACAGCTGGGCCACCAGCTTGTGGAGGAACACGGTGGAGTTTTGATTGACGTTGGGTTCCACGTTCCACAGGTAGTAGTCCCGCTCTTTCACCTCCGTGCCGTTGCGAAACGTGCGGAACTCGCACCGTCCCACAGCGTTGGCCACCATGTCCACACAAATCCAAAAGGCCAGCTCCCGGAGCTGGTACTCCTGGGCCGCCGCCAGCAGCTCCTGGCAGGACAGCTCCACCACGCGCCCGGTTCCTCCCCCTTTGGGGCGGAGGAAATCAAAGAAATGGAATGCCGTAGGCTGTCACCTCACTCCCATCCCCAGCGGCTTGTATCATTTCACCACCACGGAAATAACGTGGTTCATGTTGTAGATGCCCACCCATGCACCGTCCTTTTTGATGACAAAGGACATTCCGTCGTAGGAGTAGTCGTCCCATTCGCCCTTATTGGCCTCCCAAATAGCGGAATGGCCATTGTTGAAGGTAATTTCAATCACGTTATAGTTCTTCATTTCGCACCTCACAGTCGTATCGCCCCCAGCACCGGGGGGCTCAGGGGCAGGCCGTTCCCCAGGACCCGCTCGACGGTCATAGCCGCCGCCAGGGCCATAAATGGGTCGGTCTTGCGGCTCTTGCCCTCAATTTTGGCGTAGATGTAATTGCCTGTGTCCACCCCCAATTTCTTGCTGGAGCGCACCCGTTTTGTGTTGTTCACCGCCCAGCGGAGGGGCGGGCAGTCTCCCCAGTGGAACAGGCCCCGGTCAAAGCACTCCTGGATGACCGGCTCTACCTGCATGATGTCCGAGGGCCGCACCAGCTTCACCCGGTTTTTGTCGGCGGCGTCGAACCCAACCGCCCGCAGGGCCTCCGATATCAGAGTCCAGCGGTAGTGGTCCAGGGCCAGCATCTTCAAGTCGTAGATTCTCCCGGCCTCCTGAAGGTAAGCGGCCAGGAGCGCGGGGGAGATGCTCACATCGTCCACCACGGTCAGGTGTCCCGCCTGGGCCCACGCCTGCCAGGGGGCCCGCACACGGGGCAGGGTTTTGCTCTGGCGGCACACCCAGGTGTGATTTAAGTCATACCGTTCCTCCGCCCGGCGGAAATGCAGGTCAATGGACGCCCAATCGCTGATTTCCGCGTAGTCCAGCCCCGCCACACAGCTCCAGCCGGTCAAATCCGGCAGGGGCCTCTTGGTGAACAGAACCTTCTCGTAGTCCGTCACAGACAGCTCCAGAAAGCCCGCCCGCAGGCCCATGCGCTTGGGGAGGAAATCCCCGTGCTGCTCCGGGTGCTCCTTCCAGTCCCGGTACTGCCCCCGTGTTTCCTCCAGCAGGTGGGGCAGATAGGCCAGGGAGGGGTTGGCCATGTACCAATTGGCCTCATCGTGGACCTGTTCCTTGGAGGCCAGACAGCAGATAAAGGGCAGAAATCCGCCGTCGTCCTCCCCCTCGAAGAGGATGGCCCGGCCCTTGGTCAGGTAGTCGTCCAGGGGACCGTCGCTGACCGCGCCGTTGGAGGAAATGATACCCACGCGGGCCTCGGCCACCTTGCCCAGGCCGGTTTCAAAGACGTTGATGTTTTTGAAATTTTCGTATTGATGGGCCTCGTTGAAGATGACGCACCCGCTGCGCAGGCCGTCCCGGCCGGCGGGGTTGTTGGTGTGGCCAATTACGGTCCCCTTGTTTTTCCGGCCCTGGACCAGCTGCTTGGTGTGGTAGTAGAACTTGGACAGCTTGGCCTCCTGGCCGGGGGACTCCAGCACGTCCACCAGGTCGGCCACCGGCCGGGTGGCCTGGTCCTCGTTGTTGGCGCAGATATCCACGTTATACCGGGGAACCGGATTGTACGGGGAGGTGAGGCAGAAGGCGCAGAAAGCAATGAAGCCGTCCTTCCCCCCGCCGCGGGCCAGCATCCCGAAAAAGGTTTTCCACCGGGGGAGCCCATCGGGCCGGAAGGTACACAGCCACAGGGCAGCAATGGCCTCCTGCCAGGGGAAGAGCTGCCGGAACGGGAAGTACCGCGCCAAGTTCAGATAGTGCTCCAGCCGGGGCAGGTCCACCCAAATATCCTCTGTCTCAAACACCCGCCGGACATAGGCGCATAGGGCGTGCTGCTCCTTGCAGGCTCGGGGTTCGTCTCCCTCCACCAGCTGGAGCCACCGCGCAACGGCTGCGGGCAGTTCACAGCACATCGCTGTCCTCCGCCCCCGGACTGCCCTTGGCCGCCTCGTCCTTGAAGCCCAGCGCGGCGAATATGGCCAGCATCTGGCGGGACACCTGGATTTCCAGGGTCACACTGCGGTTTTCGCTCATGCGGCCCCGGTCGTCGGTCACAGTCAGACCCCGCTGGGCTACATCCGCCTGAAGCTCCTGCCGCCGGACCCAGAAATCAAGATACTCCTGGACCTTGTCGGTGTAGACCTGCCCGCTCAGGCCGCGCACCTGCAGACTTTCCTCCAGCGCCGCCTTGAGCTCCAGGTATTTCCGGGTCCGCCGCAGGTCCGGCGGGCCCTTGGGTTTTCGGCTCAGACCGCATTCCTCCTTTCGCGCCCAGGCGCGCCTGCGGCCCGGCGCGGACGCGGAAATTTCGCTTTTGTCCCGGACCCGCCCGATTGAGTCCTCCACCGTGCCAGGCCGTTTTTTTGACCGGGGGGTAGGTCAGTCCCAGCGCTCCTCCGTCACTGGCGGACAAGGGCTCCGGGCTTGCCGCCGGTGCTCCGGGTGCTGTTCCTCGTGGCACTGCCTGCATACACTGACCAGCTGCCGGGCCTCCCCGTCAAACAGGGTCAGGGCCAGGTCAGGACGGTCCCGCAGGTGCTGTACGTGGTGGACAATCCAGGCCGGACGGTGCCGCCCCTTGGCCTTGCACAGCTGGCATTCCTGGTGGTCCAGACGGAGCACCTCCGCCCGCAGCGCCCTCCACTCGGGCCAGTGGTAGAACAGGTCCTCCCGCCCTTTTTGGAGCAGAAGCTGAAGCGTGTACAGACGGCTAGGGCTAATTCCCACGGGCTATCACCTCCGGGCAAAATAAAAACGCCAGAGCCACAAGCCAACCCTCTGGTTGGTCTTATGGGCTCCGGCGCTCTACGCTCTGGCCTCTGTCGATATTCAGGATTATCTCAGTCTTGCAGTCCCGGCAGTAAATGGGCAGGTCCTTGGCTACTGTCTCCATGTCCACGCGGAGCAGGCGGTGATTTTGCCTGCACACCGGACAGGTTACCCATCCGTCCTTTACGACAAGTCTAGCAGGTTTCGGTTGTGATTGCAAGTGCCATTCCCTCTTTCTACATACCCGGTCGGATTATTAAGACTTGTTTCAAGATAAAAAATTATTAAGGAGGCGGGCGGCGGCCTTGGGAATAACTGTAAGCGCTGGCCTCCGCTTTGGGGAAGAGCAGGTA